TCTGACGCATAATAATTGTTGGCAACAATCGTGCATAATAACTTAGGAACCGAGACAGTATCATATAAATACTGCTGAACAGTAGATTTCTTCAGAAGCTGATGGAGCCACAATTTCCTACTGATTTGGATTCATACTGCAAATATTTTAACATAAGCTTTTTTGACTTAGTTCTTAAGTGTATCTTTTGTAAATTTTCTGTATCTATTGTTGATCTTGCTTCTTTTCATAACAAACGACTGTCTGTAATTTGGAGAGATAATACACCATTTGCATGTTGTACTAAATGTTTAAGATTAACTGCATTATATGAAAAAGATAATTTTTTTGTCTGTACTGCAAAAAGTCATTTGTTAACTGGTTTAGTTAAAAAGGAATTGTCAGATATTAATATTAGGTGCCAACATTGTTATTCATTTTTAGATTATTTAGAAAAGTTGTACCATTTATATAATGATGTTGATTTTCTGTTAATTCGCGGGACTTGGAGAGGTGTTTGTAGAAATTGTATCAGCCATGAGGGGAGATAAGGCTACTATTCCTGACATAGAGTTAGAAGAGCTTGTTTTGCCTGCTAACTTAATTTCTGACGAGTCATTGTCACCAGATGCTACTGCAGAGGAGGAGTTTTGTCCGTACCGGATAGACTCCAAGTGTCACAATTGTGGCTGTCGCATAAGGGTGACAGTCGCTGCAACTGAATTTGGAATACGTTGTTTTGAGCAACTGTTACTGAAAGAGCTTTGTTTATTTTGTCCTGCGTGCTCCAGACAACTTCCCCGCAATGGCAGATCATAAAGGTACTGATAATATTGATCATAATGATGTTTTAGATGGGTCTTGGTGTTTAATAACTGAAGCTGAATGTGAGGACGATACGTTAGTGGATTTGTTTGAGGAGAGCACAAATGACTCTGTAGTTTCGAATCTGTTAGACGATTCCGAAAGTATAATTCAGGGGAATTCTGAGGAAAGTGACCGCTGTATTCAGGAGCTAAAAAGAAAGTTAAATGTTACTCCTGAAAAACAGATCTCAGAGCTAAGTCCGCGGTTATCGGCAGTGCATATAACGCCTGAGAGAGCATCTAAGCGGAGACTGTTTAATGATAGTGGAGTTGTTGAAGATGAAGCTGAAAGTAATACTATTCAGGTAGATTCACTGTTGGTGCAAAAAGACGCGGGAAATCAAAATGGCGCTGAGTGTGAACTTAATTCTATTTTGCGTAGTAATAATATCAGAGCTACTGTACTTTGCAAATTTAAAGATAAATTTGGGGTTTCATTTAATGAGCTTACAAGAAGTTTTAAAAGTGATAAGACATGTACACCAAATTGGGTAATAACAGCAATAGGTATTAGAGAAGATTTACGAGATGCTTGTAAAGTTTTATTACAGCAACATGTTGAGTTTTTAGAAATGATTTGCAATGATTTTTCTGTGCTACTATTGGTAGAATTTAAGGTAACTAAAAATAGAGAAACGGTTTTAAAGTTAATGTGTAGTATGTTAAATGCTAAAGAAGAACAAATTTTGTGTGAACCGCCAAAATTGAAAAGTACAGCTGCAGCTTTATATTTCTATAAGAAGATTATAACTGATACATGTTTTAAATATGGCACTTTGCCTTCCTGGGTTAGTAGATTAACTATAGTAGAACATCAGTTAGCTTCAGCAGACACATTTTCATTATCTGAAATGGTACAATGGGCTTATGACAATGATTTTACTGAAGAAGCATCTGTTGCTTATAATTATGCATGTTATGCCACAGAAAATACAAATGCAGCAGCCTTTTTAGCCAGTAATATGCAAGTTAAGTATGTTAAAGATTGTGTAGCAATGGTTAGAATGTATAAAAGACAAGAAATGAAATCAATGACAATGTCAGAGTGGATTTCCAAATGTTGTAAAGAAGAAACTATTGGTGAAGAGTGGAAAGAAATTGTACAGTTTTTAAAATATCAGGGAGTAAACTTTTTAGAATTTTTAATAGCTTTAAAACAATTTTTTAAATGCACTCCTAAAAAGATGTGTATAGTAATATATGGTCCACCAGATACTGGAAAGTCAATGTTTTGTTTTAAATTAGTACAATTTTTGAAAGGTCAAGTTGTATCTTATATTAACAAATCGAGTCAGTTTTGGTTAATGCCATTACAAGATGCTAAAATTGGTTTGTTAGATGATGCCACACATAATTGTTGGATTTATTTAGACACATATTTGAGAAATGCATTTGATGGTAACACGTTTTGTTTAGATATTAAACATAAAAACCTGCAACAGACAAAACTTCCACCTATGATAATAACTACTAATGTTAATGTAACAACTGATGAATCTCTATTTTATTTGAGAAGTAGACTTACGTGTTTCAATTTTCCGAATAAGTTACCAATGTCTGACAAAGATGAACCTTTGTTTACCATTTCTGACAAAAGCTGGACCTGTTTTTTTAGAAAGTTTTGGAATCAATTAGAACTTCAAGAAGATGCAGCCAGAGACCCAGGAGAGCCTGAGCACCCGTTTTGCTGCACAGCAAGAAATTCAGTTGACTTTGATTGAAAAAGAATCTTATGATCTTAAAGATCATTTAGCATACTGGAAAGCTGTAAGATTAGAAAATGTTATTGCCTATTATGCTAGAAAAGAACATATTACTAAATTAGGTCTGCAGCCATTACCAACATTAGCTGTAACTGAATATAAAGCAAAAGAAGCAATTAATATACAGCTGCTTATTCAAAGTTTATTGAAATCAGAGTTTGCTTTGGAAAGATGGACTCTTGCAGAAACTAGTGCAGAAACTATAAACAGTTCCCCCAGAAATTGTTTCAAAAAAGTACCTTTCATTGTAAATGTATGGTTTGATAATGATGAAAGAAATTCTTTTCCTTATACCTGTTGGGATTTTATATATTATCAAGATGACCAAAACAAATGGCACAAGACTGAAGGGCTGGTTGATCATAATGGATGTTATTATGTAGATCTAAATGGTGATTTTGTATACTTTACTTTATTTCAACCTGATGCTGTAAAATATGGAAAAACTGGACTATGGACAGTTAGATTTAAAAACAAAACTATTTCTGCCTCTGTTACTAGCTCCTCGAGAAATACAAATCCCTCTTCTGAAAGCAGGGTCGGGCTCTCGACCTCCAGCAGCTCGGAGAGCCCTCGAAGGAGACCGAGCATCTCAGAAAACTCCAACACCGAGTCGCCCACCTCCTCGACATCCAGACTACGAGAGCGACGACGACGAGAACCGAGAGAATCTGGAACCACCGACACCACACCCAGAAGACGAGGAACAAAGAGGAAATTGGGGTCCGACTCTGCACCAACTCCTTCGGAAGTGGGATCAAGATCTACAACGCTTGCAAGACACGGTTACTCACGACTTGGACGATTACAGGAAGAAGCTCGGGATCCGCCATTAGTGTTATTTACAGGTCAACAAAATAATTTGAAATGTTGGAGAAATCGCTGTACTACAAAATATGCTAGTTTATTTTTATGCTTCAGCTCTGTTTGGAAGTGGCTTGGTCCTAATTCTGATGGGGGTGCTGCAAAAGTGTTAGTTGCATTTAAAAGTGATGCCCAAAGACAAGTGTTCTTAAACACAGTTCATATTCCTAAAGGAACTACTATAACTCTGGGAAGACTTGACAGTTTATAATGTCCTTACGTAGAAGAAAAAGAGCAAGTCCTACTGATCTTTATAAAACATGCTTGCAAGGGGGGGACTGCATTCCTGATGTTAAAAATAAATTTGAAAATTCTACTATTGCAGATTGGTTATTAAAAATATTTGGAAGTTTGGTATATTTTGGAAATTTGGGAATAGGATCTGGAAAAGGGTCTGGGGGATCATTTGGATATAGACCATTAGGATCCGCAGGAAGTGGAAGACCAGCCACAGACTTACCAGTGACTAGACCTAATGTTGTGATAGAACCTATAGGTCCTCAAAGTATAGTACCCATTGATCCTGGAGCGTCATCTATAGTCCCTCTTGTTGAGGGAGGGCCTGATATATCTTTTATTGCACCAGATGCAGGTCCAGGTATAGGAGGTGAGGATATTGAACTATTCACCTTTAGAGATCCAGCAACTGATGTAGGTGGTGTTAGTGGAGGTCCTACTACTATTTCTACAGAAGAAAGTGAGACAGCTATAATAGATGCTTTACCAAGTGCCACAACTCCCAAACAGTTGTTTTATGATTCTTATACACAAACTATCTTGCAAACACAGGTAAACCCATTTTTAAATAATGCTATTAGTGATACTAATGTGTTTGTAGATCCATTATTTGCAGGAGAGACAATTGGGGACAACATATTTGAAGAGATACCCTTGCAGAATTTAAATTTCAGTTTTCCGCGGGAAAGTACACCTGTTAAACCTGGGAGGGGTTTACGAACACCAGCTCAAAGATCTTACAGTAGATTTATGGAACAGTACCCAATCCAAGCTCCGGAATTTCTTAGTCAGCCTTCTCGATTGGTGCAGTTTGAGTTTGAAAATCCCGCCTTTGATCCAGATATTAGTATACAGTTCCAGCGTGATGTAAATAGCCTAGAGGCTGCGCCAAATCCAGCTTTTGCTGACATTGCTTATTTAAGTAGGCCGCACATGTCTGCTACATCAGAAGGATTAGTCAGAGTCAGCAGAATTGGATCTCGAGCAGTATTACAAACCAGGAGTGGATTAACTATAGGCCCTAAAGTACATTATTATATGGATTTGTCTGCAATATCAACAGAAGCTATAGAATTGCAAACCTTTGCAGATTCTGGACATGTTCACACAATAGTTGATGATTTCTTATCAGTTACTGCTTTAGATGATCCAGCAAATATAGCTGATATAAATTATACAGAAGATGATTTATTAGATCCTTTACTTGAAAACTTTAATAATTCACATATTACAGTACAAGGGGTTGATGAGGAAGGAGAAACAGTTGCTCTTCCAATTCCTTCAATTACTAATTCTTCCAAAACTTTTGTTACAGACATTGCAGAAAATGGTCTGTTTGCAAATGATACAGATAGTCTTTTAACCCCAGCAAGCACTATTGTACCTGCTATTAATTGGTTCCCTTTATTTGATAGTTACTCAGACTTTGCTTTAGATCCCTTTTTTATTCCACGTAAGAAACGACGCTTAGATATCCTTTAATGTTTTTCAGATGGCTCTGTGGTCTGCAGTCCCTGGCAAGGTTTACCTACCTCCTAGTGCACCAGTAGCTCGTGTGTTGCGCACTGATGAATACGTGCAAGAAACGGATGTATATTTTTATACAAGCACTGAAAGACTTTTAATAGTTGGTAATCCTTATTTTGATGTTGAAAACAGAGACACTATAACAGTACCTAAAGTTTCTGCTAATCAATACCGAGTATTTAGATGTAAACTTCCAGATCCTAACAAGTTTGCTCTAGTTGATAAAAATTTATATAATTCAGATAAGGAACGTTTAGTTTGGAAACTTGTTGGTTTGGAAGTAGGCAGAGGGGGTCCTCTTGGCGTAGGATCTACAGGTCATCCTTTACTAAATAAGATAGGGGACACAGAAAATCCTAGCTTTTATTTAGGAGAACAAACAAAGGATGAGAGACAAAATGTTTCCATGGATCCTAAGCAGAGTCAGATACTAATAGTTGGTTGTGCTCCAGCCACTGGAGAATACTGGGATTTAGCTAAACCATGCAATGATTTGGAAAACGGGGCTGCACCACCAATTCAACTAGTTAATACTGTTATTCAGGATGGTGATATGGGAGATATAGGCTTTGGGGCTGCTAATTTTCCTAAGTTGATGCAGGATCGTGCTGGCGTCCCTCTAGAGTTAATAGATTCTATTAGTATATGGCCAGATTTTTTAAAGATGACCAAAGATATTTATGGAGACTCTGTCTTCTTTTTTGGTAAACGGGAACAATGTTATGCTCGTCATCTTTTTGCAAGAGCTGGCCAAATGGGGGAGCCTATACCAACAGAAAATGGAGTATATTATATAACTCCTGATTCTGCCGATCAAAACAACAGATCTTCTCATTTAGGATCTTCTGTGTATTTTACAACACCAAGTGGATCCTTGAATACTAGCGATTCTCAGTTATTTAATAGGCCTTATTGGCTTAGACGAGCCCAGGGAACAAATAATGGCATTTGTTGGGGAAATGAGCTGTTTATTACAGTTTTTGATAATACTCATAATGTGAATTTTACTATTAGTGTTAAGAATGATAAAACTGCATTAACTGAAAACTACATAGATAATGGTTACAAATATAATAATGCAGATTTTAAACAATATCTTCGACATACAGAAGAATATGAAATAGAGTTGGTTTTTCAGTTATGCAAAGTGAACTTGACTGCAGATGTTCTGGCACATTTACACGTTATGAATCCCAGAATATTAGAGGAGTGGCAATTAGCTTTTGTTCCACCAGCTCCAACGGGCATTGAAGATACTTACAGGTATATCAAATCCATGGCTACTAAATGCCCTACTGCTGAACCAGAAGAAGACACAGATCCATACAAAGCTTACAGTTTCTGGACTTTAGATATGACAGAGCGCTTCTCGTCTGATTTAAGTCAGTTTTCCTTGGGTCGAAAATTTTTATATCAAACTGGTTTGTTAAATGGTAAACGAGCTAGAACAGACTATACAGCTGCAGGATCTAGTACCAGATCTACAAAGCGTAGGAGAGTAAGATAGTAAAGATGTAGAATGTTTACATTATTAATACTGTGAATCAAACAAACTGTGATCAATAAACACTGTGAATATTTTACCGTGGTGTCATTTATACGCCTCCATTGGGTGGGTTCTGACCTATAAACTCCTGGGTCAGTCATTTGGTCAGCAGACGCTGAGGAGCAGCAGACGATTCAGACGTCCATTTGTGAGACGAAGACCGTTTTCGGTAAGTTTCATAGCCGCCAGGTATTGTTTGTACCGATACAGTTACACCTTAAAATGTACTGCCAACTTTTACAAGTTCAGACAGAGATCAACAAGATATCTTAAAACAGTACCTAAAGCGGTACTGTACCGTTTGTGGTATGTTGATGC